ACAATGAATAAAAAATTAATGTATCTAAATTTAGATAATCAATTATTAAATCCAGATAGTTTTAAAAGATTAAATGGAAATAAAAATTTATCTCAATCGCAATTAAAACTTTTGAGATTAAAAAGAATATTTATAAAACAATGACAGCTGGCGGCCAGCTGCTTTTTATGGTAGAGTTAAGTTCTAGTGCTGATTTATTCGCCTTTTTCAGCACTAGGCCGCAAGGCCGCAGAGCCGCAAGGTTTCATTGTTCCTTAGGTTCTGCGGTCTTTCTCTTTTAAAAAAGAGAATAGAGCCGCAAGGTCTTGTCCAGACCAAATGCAAGGGGTCGCAAGACCCGAATCACGGATCTCGGTTGCAGAATTACCCTCAAATAAAAATACACAACGATCCTTTGACCTCTTAACCAAGATGAAAGATTGTCCACCACAGCGATTAAAACCAATGTGCCACGCTACTTGATTAGCAGAAATCAAAACTTTGTTGGATTTTGCTACCTTCAATTCCATCCAATAAACAAAACCATCTTGAGCAATGTGAACGTCAGGAATGCCACCACCATGTTTGTTTTCAATCCTTGTCGCGTGTGTCTTCTTCGGTAGTTTCTTCCTGAGAGATTGCCAAAACCTCGCCTCCTGTCCCTGTGCCATCGTCTGTTACATCCTCGTATTGACCTTCAATAAATGCTTGTGGAAACTGTTCTCGCAATTGAGCCAGACGGCTAACGATTTCCTCACGCGACATGTCGTCCACCCTGTGCGTTGTCTCTCTTCTATCAACAGTCAACCCACCTAAACTGGAGCGGATCTTCTCTGCATTAATTGCGGCGGAAAACTGTCCTGCCTCTTCCGCCCCAGAAGATAACTCTGACAGTCTTTGAAGCTGGCCAATCATTGTGACACCATAACGGCGTTCTCGTTCTTCCCTAAGTTCTTTTACATATTCTGCAACATGCGGATAGTCTCTGCCATTCAACAGTTTAGATGCATACACGTTTGCTTTGATCTTACTAAACCCTGCACGTCTAGCACATTCAGATCCAGAGTAGATCCCTTCAACATATAGTTTTGCAAACTCGCGCTGCCTGTTGGTCAGAGTTCGATTGTGATTATCTTCGATGTCAGCAATTTTTCTTGCAATTGATTTAGTCATAATACCTTTTCTCGCAACCTTTTCACATAACATACAGTATCAAATTTTCCTGTGTATAGCTAATTTCTAGACCCACCTAGTGGACAGTAAACCCACTAAAACCCAGTGCAAAACACAACCTGTTGAGTGCTGTCTATATACTGTGCATAACCTCAACAGTACATAAGTGGGTCTGCTGTCCCCTAGCTGTCCACAAATTAATTTTTTTATCTTTGTTTTTCAATAGCTTATTAAGTGGTGGACAGAAACCCACGGTGGACAGGGCGAGATTTTTTTTTTTTTTTTTTTTTTTTTTCGCTGGCCTATTAGAAAAGTGGGTCTGCTGTCCACTAAAATAATTGTTGACATATGCTTGTGTGTAGTTCATAACTGTCATATTGTTTTATTTTGTAGAAGGAACAAGTATAATGAGCAACTTTTTGTATAGTTGTGCGAATTGCAACCACAGTTGGGCGGTGCAAAAAAAACTAAGTTTTGATGACAGCAAATGTCCAACCTGTAGTAGTTGGGCTGTTGATGAGGATTATAATTGGGATGCACATGGGTGGGATTATGATTAGAAGAATTGATAAAGGCGAACTCATGGAAGAAGAGATTAATTTAAGGATCACGGTTCGTGGTTCACAGCCCGACATCCAAGAGCAATGCCCTGACTGTTTTGGTCGTGGGTTTGTTCCGACAGAGACTGACATTACAGACTGTCCACGGTGTGGTGGTTCACAGTTCATAAAATCAACTACTGATTTCTTTAACATGCTGACAGGAAGAACACGATGTACAAAAGAGAATATGTAACGAACATGAGGGACTACTACACTAACGAACTTGTAAGTGGTTATGTTTACAGGGACATGGATTATGCGTTGTCTGAGGAAGAGCGAACGTATCTTCAAGCGAACATTCACATTCAAGATAAAAGATCTGAGGGAGATGGTTGGCTATTACCTATGGATCGTTCTTCAATCAACAGTCACGACTTTGATTTTCTTGAGGCACGTTTAATTGAGTGGGCAAGAGCTGAGTACGATGAAGATTTTCCAAACAGTTTTGAGGGAGAGAAGTGATGCCAAATTGGACAAGCAATAAGTTAGAGATTTCTGGTTCTAAGGAAGAAGTTACAAGGTTCGTGGAACACGTTGGTCAGCACATGGATTTTGAGAAGATCATACCGCCACCAGCAAACATGTTTCGTGAGAATTTGGGGGAGAAGGAGCGCAAGGAATGTGCGGAGAAGGGGATCCCCACTTGGCGTGACTGGCAACCCAAACACTGGGGAACCAAGTGGAATGCAAATCAAGATAAGCCTGTTGAAGTATGGGAGACACCAGATTTTATGGTTGCTACTTACGAATTTGATACAGCGTGGGCAACACCAGAACCTGTCATTCGCAGGATCATAAAAGACTGGCCAGAGTTAGAAGTAACAGGCGGTTGGATAGACGAAGGCTACGAGGGTTGCGGATCATTTCAACAGTTTTGGGAGTAGAGACAATGGAAAAGAAGTATGTCTACAGTTGTTTTGCTGAGACCTTGTCCTTTGCCGAGTCTTTGGGTTGGGTTGAACCCGAAGACGATGGTCGGGTAGATTGGGGAGATGCAATAGAGAGTGACGCTCTAGATTTTATTGAGGCTTCCGGTTTTAAGGTAATTTATGAGGAGGTCGCGTGATGCGAAAGAAATATAACAGTGTTTTGAGTTTATCTTTTTCGGTGGACCATGAGAACGAGGATGGTTCGGACCTTACAGGTGACGATATCCTGGAGGGGATTAGCCGCCGTATCAGGGGCCTAACTTCAGAGGAGGCGTTTGAGGCCACAACTCAAGGTCTTTTACAGATCCCTTTAGAAGATACCATAGAGAACTATTAAAGGAATGTGTGATGGAAAAAATGGATAAATATGTGAGACATGCGGAAAGAATTTTTGATGAGAACACTCAGTCCTACGCGATTATACATGTAGAGCCTGACGCTAAAGTAGACGTTATTGAAGATGGATCTGGAGCGTGGGTACAGGCGTGGGTTTGGATAAGCAAAGCGGAGATTGTGTGATGGAAAGACATATTGCTGTACTTAAAGACACTAAAATTTATTTACCCTCAGAAGTTTGGGTTTCCCTGTACACTGAACTTGCTGAGAGGAGACTCTTAGCGTTCAGCTTTGCTGAATACTCAGCGGATGGAGAGACAGGGGTTTATCTTGATGAATCAGAAGAGCGTTACAGCGATTGGGCGCAGGAGGAGTTTAATGGAGAAGGTGATGTCATAGAATCTATTCTTAATAGTCACGGTTTATATAAATGGGAGGAGAAGGACTAATGGCTTTTACATTTCACGAAGACAGCGCACATGGTTGGTTGGAAGTACCTACCTTCGCATTGGTAAACATGGGCATGCGTATGAATAGTATCACACCGTTTAGCTATATCGACAGGAACAAGGACTACATGCCGATATACCTAGAAGAAGATGTTGACATGCAGAGGTTCGTGAAACACTACGAAGAGTACCATGGCAAGAGGTTGGAGATTGGCAACACCGTGACGTATGCTGGCTTTGCACCGATCCGCGAACTACCAAGCGTCCATGAGGAGGATTAAAGAACATGACCAAAGACATTGAGGTTAAGGTCAGGAACCATCCGGTCTTCGATTTCCTTGTCATGGAAGCAGTTGTTCCTTTGGACTTTGTTCAATCCTTGGATGCAGAAGTTGACAAAGTATTTAGTCGCAAAGTTAAGGACGATGACTTCTCGGACAAGTTAGTAGGTCAGATTAAAACAGGCGCACAACTCAAACTAAACAGGCAGGAGTCAGACATCTTCGAACAGTTTCATGGGATCGTGGAATCCTTTGCCATGAAGTATGCAAAGTTTTTCGAGGAAAGCATATCGTCAAGCAATCAAGAACTGCATGTAGCTGCACACTGCAATGAGATGTGGTCTGTCCACAGTTTTGCTAACGACTACAACCCTCTACATGATCACGGCAAACTAAGGCCAGACACTGGTGCCATGTCGTTTGTTTTATGGACAAAGATCCCTGAGAACATGCGAAACGAAAAGGCTACCAGCATGAAAGGTGCATCGGGCATGCTCGATGGTGCGATTAGTTTTGTTAATGGACCCATGGGGCAAGGTTTTGATTTAGAGCTACGACCAACCAAGGTACTATCGATAGAGCCAAAGGTAGGACGCATGGTTATCTTTCCTAGCTGGCTTAACCACATGGTCTATCCTTTCCGATGCGAGGGCGAAAGACGATCTCTTGCTGGAAACATTGCTTTATTTTCAAAGGAGCATTTGAGTCATGAAAAGATACAAGGTGATGATTTACAACCGCAAGAGTCCAATACCAGTGGTGAGCCTAATTGAAAGCCGTACCCTGGCTATCTCTTACGCAAGAAAAGAAGTCAAGAAAAATAACTTTGTTGTTGTTATGGATGAAAAAGACAAGATGATTTATCAGGAGAGCAAAGATGAATAAGGATAACGTGATTAAGTTTCCTCCTATTAAGAAATCCAACAAGGATGTAGAGCCTGCCGATAGAGAGAGTATAAGTACGTTGGTATTTACATGTGGACATTCCACAGCCCACTTGTTAGAAACAGGTGAAGTGGTTTGTTCTGTGTGTCTTAATCGATTAGTTGGCGTGGAATGGTACATGGATGAAGATTCACCGGAGAATTATTGATGATAAAAAGTCATTGGATAGGGGCTTTAGTTAAGGAGGAGAGAGTAAAATTAAAGCTGACTCAAAAACAATTATCAAGACAAACTGGTATAGGAGTGAACACTCTTAGGACTATTGAACAAGGTTTTGGTGGGGTTGCATTAGAAAAGATTGAAAAGGTTTTATCGGAGTTGGGTTGGGAACTTGATGCCCATCCATATGATTAGGAGAGTAAGATGCAGAAACAGAAAGTAGATTTAATTAACGTGGCTTTGCCGCGACAAGCACACAAGCTATTAAGTATTCTTGCGGAAGAGGACAGAAGATCTCTTGCAAACGAACTAGCATTTCTCATCGAGAAAGAAGAAGAACGCAGGGCAAACGCTGAAGCACACTAAATCCCACACATCCCCTCGCATTCGTTGTTGAATAGATTAAGCTGGCCCAAGTCTTCAAGACTTCTAAAGTCTACTTCATCAAGGGGTTTACAAGATCGATGAACATACTGTCTTCCATTATTACGACCCTTGTTACGAATGGCTTTATCAAACTCAACTGCTTCATTGAAAGATTGTGGGTCATCTTTTTTCATGTCACGCCACATCAGATCGTTATGAAATGGGCAAGCGATACAAGCACTCTTGGCAAGAGTTCTTCCAGGGTATCTTTTGTCGAACCATTTAATACAGTCTTGCCTTGACATTCTTGAGTCGATCAATGGCCATGTGTTCTCAACCCAGAGATCTCTTGATGGTTTCATTCTCATGGCTTCATCAGTGCTTATACCTAGCCATTGTCTTACGGCTGTTTTCTTTGGGGCTCGTTGTCGGGGCTTCAATCCTAAAAGGTCACGCAACTTCTTACGGATCGGATCAATTTTATAGTTTGAGGTGCATTGTCTTCTGCCCAACCCACCCTTCTCTGTGTAAAAAGGTATTGTTGAAAAAGCATTGTTACTTCTAGTTCCTATCCCCTTGAGGTGATGATCTTTTATATCCCCCGCTGAAACACGATAGACCGGATAAGGAACCTGTTTTTCTAACCAGTTTAGATGGTCGTACACACCTTGAGGTTCGAACATTGTGTCAGCAAAAATAGCACAGGCAGGCATGGGGCTGAGTTCACCTTGCGCTGCCATCAAAGCCATGACTGTTGACTGAACACCCGCGCCCAAAGATATAACTTCAATCACTTTCCCACCACCTACTTCTGTTCTTTTTACCTGATGTCATAGGTAGTTTGGTTGGATCAACACCGACCAATAAGGCTCGTGCTATCCCTACATGTAAGCCTGTTTTCTTAGCCAATTTCTTTGCCGCCTCTGACTTTGGCATGTTGTAACGTTTAAAGTCTGTCATCAATTGACTTATTTCTTTGGGGTTAGTTCGAGCCATTCTTTACGCTCCTCTTTTAAAACCTTTGCACTTAAATCTAATTTGTTCTGCAACGCTTTGACAATGCGTTCATCAATAGTGCCTTGTGCTATTAAATCAACATACGTCACTGGATTGTTTTGCCCTATTCTGTGACAACGATCCTCACTCTGGATCCGTGTTTCGAGGTTAAAGTCATTTGAATAATACACTACAGTGTTAGCGGCGGTAAGAGTTAAACCAAGGCCAGCGGTCTGTGGATTACCAACAAAGAATCTTAGCGGCGAGTCTTTGTCTTGGAAGCTGTCAATGATTTGTTGTCTGTCTGCATCGGATGTGTCTCCGTAATATGAACGAGCACAACCTCGACCATAGGCTTTGTTCAATGTTTCAGTAATCTTTTGTATGTCATATCGAAAGCGTGACCAGATTAAAACCTTGCCTTCGATCTCACTAATCGTGTCAAGCAAAGCATCAATTCGTTTGTTGGGTATCTCAATCAATTCACCATCGTCCGTGCGAACATGACCTGACAGCACCTGTTGCAGCCGAAGCATCTGGGTTATGACCTGAGGGGCTGATACCAAGTCATCTTCCAAGATGATCATGGCTTCTCGTTTCAGATCCATGTACATTTTTATTTGTTCCGTGGACAGTGGTACATGCCTGACGGTGTACGTTTTGGGCGGCAAATCCAGACAGTCTTTTTTCAATACACGAAAGCTGAAGTTCTTGATCTTGTCGGATAGTTCATCAAGGTTTCGATAGCCAAGTATCTGCTGGTATGTATGGCTTTGGCCTGAAACTTTTTGTAACCAGGCGTATCTGTTTTGAAAAGTGTAAAAGTTATTACACCCTAGAATATGTTTTGATAACAGATGGAACTGACTGTAAAGATCCATGGGATTGTTTATTACTGGAGAACCGGTCAAGATTCTGCGATAATAAAATTTGTGTGCTATTTTTATGAGGTTCTTGGTGCGTTTGGCCTTGTGGTTTTTGACTGTGGTGCTTTCGTCAACTGCAATCATACCTCTGTTGCCTCGCATCGAGGCCACGGTTAGGGCAAAGTCGTTACCTTTCTTGGTGGAAAACGCCTCTACATTCATAACAAAGATAACAAGATGTTCAGATTTAATATTACCAAGAGAATTTAATTTTTCCTTTTGTTTTTTATTTGGACTTGGAACCCATCGAATCACTTCTCTTTTAATGTCATCGGATAAATGTGCAGGGATCTCTGAGTTAACCCAGTTTTGATACACACCTTTTGGTGCCACAACCATAAGAAAATTTATTTCTCCACGGGCGTATAAAATCCCTGCGTCATCAAGCAAACATTTGGATTTTCCTGTGCCCATCTCCATCAAATAAGCAAACGCCGTTTTACGATCAGCTTCTTTAACTGCATCTAATTGATGCTGATATGGTTTAGTTTTAAAATTATAGTTGACAGTCATAGCATTCTCCCTTAAACAATAATCTGTTATTGCATATTGCTGTAACAGATGTCAACCAGAAAGCCGAAGGGCATGTACTTATAACGAGGTGAAAATGAAAAACTTATTTGAAGAAATGGTAGCAGATGCTGATGAGTTTCAAAATATAACGGATGAGGGTGGGTCAACGCTGACCAACCTGGTTCAACAAACACAAAGGCTCGATGCTGATATTACACAAGCAGAAGAGGCTGTCAAAAGTCTCAAAGCAGAGAAACGAAAACTAACGGAAGAACTTATTCCCATGAAGATGGGTGAGATGGGAGTTGAAAAATTTGAAACGGCAAACGCCGTGGTGAGCATCAAACCAGTGGTGCATGCATCTATTCCAAAAGATAAACAGGAACAAGCGTTTGCGGAACTCAGAGCCAACGGTGACGGAGACCTCATTAAGAACGAAGTGCGAATTAATTTTGGCATGGGTCAGGACAACGAAGCTGGTGCGGTTATGGACAACCTCAGACAACAGGGGTTGGAACCCACACAGAAAACATTTGTGCATCCAAGCAGCTTAAAAGCCTACATCAAAGAAAGGGTTCAAAGTGGGGATCCAATTAACTTAGACAACTATGGTGCATACGTTGCACAAACAGCTTTCGTAAAGGGGAAATAAAATGGCTACAAAAATTACAAAAAAAGAATCTAATCTTCCAGCCGCTTTAATGGAAGACATGTTAGCAGATGCCGGTGATGGTGTAGATTACAACACAGATGAGCTAACGATACCACGTATTCAATTAGTGCAGGCTTTATCACCAGAGCTAAAAAAGACAGACCCTAAATTTATCGAGGGCATATCTGCGGGTGATATATTTAACACCGTAACACGTGAACGATATGCAGCAGAGGATGGTGTCAATGTCGTTGTTGGGTATCAATCCACTAAATATAACGAATGGATACCTCGTGACCAGGGTGGTGGTTTTGTTCAAGAACTTAGCGCAGACAGTCAAGATGTTAAACAGGCAACTAGAGAGGGTGCTCGTGAAACACTACCTAACGGCAATGAACTCGTTAAAACAGACGAGAGTTATGTGTTAGTTCAAACAGAAAGCGGTTGGGCTCCAGCTATTATTAGCATGGTAAAAACTCAACTAAAGGTTAGCCGCCGTTGGAAGACGCAAATTCTTATGCAGACAGTAAAAATGAAGGGTGAAAGCAAACGTCTTCCTTTGTATGGAACTATATGGAAATTAAAATCTGTAGAGGAGACTAATAAAAACAACGAGTCATATTACAACTGGACTGTTGAAAAAGTTGGTATTGTGGAAGATCCTGCTTTATATAATGAGGTGAAGACCTTCCGTCAAAGTGTATCTGATGGCGAGGTCAAAACGGTACCAGAGCAAGAGGTTGGAACACCTCCCGATTCCAGCCACTCAGACGACAGCATACCGTTCTGATTCTGGTGCAGCGAGGTCATCGTCTAGCCGGTGGCCTCGCACTTTTTTGGGAGAAAGTAATTGTCGAATGCAGAGAGATTCCGACAATTGTTTCTTGGATCTTCTATTGCCCACGGTCACACAGAACTTGGACCAAGAGGACGTAATGGAAAACAAGAAGCAAAGAGTCGAGTAAGACAGGGTGCACTGGACAATGATATGATTCAACAGCACCTTGATGGAACGCTAGGCGTTGGAGCGATACCAATTGACGTGGATAATCTATGTTCTTTTGGTGTAATCGATATTGATACATATCCATTGGATCTAGTTGCCTTAAATAAAAAAATAATAAAACTAAAGATGCCACTGACAATTTGTAGATCAAAGTCGGGGGGCGCACATCTGTATGTGTTCTTAAAAGAACGCACTGAAGCTACTTTAATCCGTGAGGCTCTTGAAGAAATGGCTTCAATACTAGGTCATGCTAGTGCAGAGATATTTCCAAAACAAACTACGATACAAGTTGATCGAGGAGAGACAGGCAACTTTATAAACTTACCTTACTTCGATCACTCAGAAACAATGAGGTATGGTTTAGATAAAACTGGAAACGCTTTTAGTCTTAGAGATTTTTTAGACCATGGTGAATCCAACAAGGTGGATAAGCATACTCTCATGCATCAAGACTTTGGTGTATTTGAAGATGGGTTTAGTGACTGTCCCCCCTGTATGCAATCACTAATACGTGAGGGTGTTGGAGAGGGCAATCGTAATACTTTTATATTTAACGCTTGTACCCAAGAGAAAAAACGTAACCCAGACAAGTGGAAGAAAGAAGTTGAGAAGATAAACATACAGGCATGTACTCCACCTTTGTCTTCACGTGAATTGTTACAGCTACAAAAGCAGCAGGAAAAGAAAGACTATCAATATCAGTGCAACCAGCACCCATTAAAATCATTTTGTAACCGTGAGATATGCAAGAAAAGAAAGCACGGTATTGACGGTGGTCCGGTGCTCACGATCAATGGTCTAAGTGTACTGGAATCTGATCCTCGTGTCTGGTTCGTTAGTATTGATGGCAGGACTGTAGAACTATCGACAGAACAACTACAGGTTCCGCTACAGTTCCAACGAGCATGCATGGAACAACTGCACTTTATGCCACCAATACCGAAACAAGCGGATTGGACTAATGCTCTTAACACATTGATGCAGACAGCTTCTGTTATCGAGGTGTCAGAAGAAGACACAGAGCGCGGCCAATTTAAAGATTTCGTTATTGAATACTGCACTGGCAGGCTAACAGCCCAGGATCCGTCAGAGGTAACGATAGGCAAAGCATGGACGGATGAGGATCAAAACGTGATCTATTTTAAACCAGAGGGTCTTGAAAGATTCTTAGAACAAAAAGGTTTTATTAAGTATCGCAACAAGCGCGGTATTCTCATGACGCGATTATCTGAACTGGGAGGAGAAAAGAGTGCTCGTTTATCTTGGAAGGACACATACACAGGTAAAAAAATGAGAGTGAGGTGTTGGAAGATTCCAACCTTTGATGAACAGGACGTTCCTACTGAAGTAAAACTACCAACAATGGAGAATATTAAAAATGACGACATCCCCTTCTAATTTTTTAAAGATAGATGAAGTGGCTAAAATTTTACAAGTCGATAGGACAACAATCTATCGCTGGCTGAAGGAGGGTACGTTTCCAGACCCTACTCGTATTGGTCCTGCTTTTAAGATGGAGAATGGTAAGAAGAAACCAAAGAGACAAGGTATACGTTGGGAGGAAGACCTCGTTCGTGCTTGGATGAAAGACAACGCATGGCAAGGTGAAGCGTAATTATGACCAAAAGAATAATTGGACATAAAACTTACAATACAGAAACAAGCGTGAGAATAGCCGAAAACTTGTTTTTAACAAGAGATGGGCGTTATTTTACAATTCAAGAGTTCACGTTTGATGCTAAGACTAAGCAAGGGTATCCGTTATCGGCGTATCATCTCAAACGATTAGAAAAACTTGAACGGATGATAACACATGTAACGCCTTTGACGAAAGAAGAAGCGCAAAAATTGTTTCCAAATTTAAAGTTACCCTCGCCCGTAAGGAGTTCACCTGAGTGCCGTTTTTCTTTAAGGATTTCTGGTCTGACGGCAAAACGATTTAAAAATCTTGCAAAGAGTAAAAAAATTTCAGTAAGCAGATTCATAGAACTCCTAATAGAAAAGGAGTTAAAAAACAATGAATTAACCGAAAGAGAAGAGACTTTAAAATGCACTATCTAATTAGAGTTAAGTGTGAAGTTAGTTAATGCGGAAGATTGAACAGCTTTACTTTGGTCCACCAGGGTGCGGTAAAACATACACTCTGATGCAAGTTATCAGGGATTTGATGGGCGAGGATGGTATACCTCCCCACCAGATAGCGTTTTGCTCCTTCTCTCGTAAATCAATTCAAGAGGCTAGAGAGAGAGCTGGCTCAGATCTTTCATTAAGCAAGGAAGAGACACCGCATTTTAGAACGCTTCACTCAACTTGTTACCATGCTCTTGGTCTTTCTTCTAGCCAGGTTATGGGATCAGAGGACTATAAAGAGATTGGTAGAAGTATGCACCACAACCTTAACTTTGATGCAGAGGTTGATGATTCTACAGGTTTGACAACAACAAGTAATCCATACCTTCGTTGTATTGAACTGTCTCGTGCTCGACAGACCAGTTTAGAAAGCGAGTTTAAACGCATAAACAATCCAACAATGCATTGGACTTTACAAGAACAGATAGATGCAAATATAAAAATATACAAACAGGAAAAAGAAAAGTTTGATTTTGCTGATATGCTATCTCTTTTTGCTGAAGGGCAAGGCTCTGCTCCAGAGATAGAGGCGTTAATAGTAGACGAGGCACAGGACTTAACCGCATTACAGTGGGCTGTGGTTCGTAGACTTAAACAAACAGCTAGTCGTGTTTTCTATGCAGGAGATGATGACCAAGCTATCCATCGATGGGCTGGAGTAGAAGTCTCAAGGTTTACTGGATGCACAGAAAATAAAATAGTTTTAGATCAAAGCTATCGTGTTCCACGTAAGGTTCACGCTCTTGCAGAGTCTATTGTTTGTCGGATTAAAAACAGATATCAGAAGACCTGGAAGCCAACAGATCAAGACGGAAATATATCATTCAATCTTAATGTCTGGGACTTAAATTTAGACCAAGGATCTTGGACGATTATGGGCAGAACTAATAGATTGTTGATTCCTATCATGCAAGAGTTAAGTGAAAATGGATACTTGTACGAGGACAGCAACGGTAACACAAACATATCACAGAGAATCTTAACAGCTAAAGTTACATGGGAGAACTTAGCTAGTGGTGGTCAGGTGGATCTCAATTCGATTAGAAGTTTGTATGAACAGATGCCCAAGAACAACAAGATCTTAAAAAGAGGAGCGTCTTCTTTTCTTGACACGTTAGATCCAGAAATACCTCACACAATAACAACGTTACAAGAGAGCGATAAGTTTTTAGCCACCAACAACATGCCGTGGTTCGAGGTTATCAAAGGTGTGAACGATGGCACTCGTGCAAAGTTTGATGCGGTTTTGCGTAGAGAGGGATCTAAAGGTCTCTCCAATCCAAGAATTAAAGTTTCCACAATACATCGTATGAAAGGTGGTGAAGACGATAATATAATTTTATTGAGTGACACATCTTATGCCGCGAATAAGTACGGTGATATCGATGATGAAAGGCGTGTGTTTTATACTGGTGTTACCAGAGCCAAACAGAAACTTCACATTATAGAACCTCAAACAAAAACATATTTTCAGGAGTTAATGCTATGAAAACCATCTTGGTTTATCCAACAAACGAAACTCTTAATATAGTCATTGATGGAAAGGCTTATAAAAAAGACATGACTGCACCTGATATGGTTAGATTAGCTAATGAACTTCTAACAAGAGCATCTGACATGATGTATTTTGAAAAATGGAACAAGAAAAATGACAACTAACTACGAGTTTAATTACGTCTACGATACGACATGGCAACCGCCTGATGTTTTTCCTGACTTAACCAACAGCAAAAACATGGCCATAGATCTTGAGACCTGTGATCCAAACATCAAGACACGTGGTCCTGGTTGGCCATACAAGGATGGCTACATCGTAGGATTTGCTATCGCTGCCGGTGACTTTGCAGGATACTACCCTATCGCTCATGCTGGTGGTGGTAACATAGATAAGAACATCGTTCTGCGGTGGGTTAAAAAACAGCTTGCTACTCCTAACATACCTAAGATTATGCACAACGCTATGTATGATGCGGGTTGGTTGCAGACAGAAGGTATCGAGGTTCAAGGTAAAATTATCGATACGATGATTGCCGCGCCTCTTGTAGACGAGAACAGATTTTCATACTCGTTAGATGCCCTTGGCAAGCATTACCTTGATATGCGTAAAGACGAAAGGACACTAAAAGAAAGAGCGGCTGAGTTTGGGTTCGATGCTAAAGCCGATCTATGGCGTATGCCATCACAGTTTGTTGGGGAATATGCCGAGATGGATGCCGTGCTAACACTACGTTTGTGGGAACATTTAAGTGCGATAATCAACAAAGAAGAACTGACATCAGTCTTTGAACTAGAGACAGGGCTGATCCCTGTCGTATTAGAAATGCGCCGCAGGGGGGTACGTGTTGATCTGGATATCGCAGAACAGGCAAAAGAAAAATTAAACTCTTCTTACAACAGCTTATGGCAGAAAATATATAAAGAAACAAACGTGGAACTTGAACCGTGGGCAGCAGCTTCGGTTGCACAGGTCTTTGACAGTCTAGACTTGCACTACAACAAAACTAAAACAGACCAACCTTCTTTTACAAAACAGTTTTTAAATGAACATTCACATCCGATTGCTAAGAAGATCGTGCGTTTAAGAGAGTTGGACAAAGCTAAGAGTACTTTCATTGAGACAATTCTAAACTACGAACACAAAGGCAGAATACATGCAGAGTTTCATGCCTTGAGATCAGACGATGGGGGGACAGTCACTGGCCGATTCTCGTCATCTCACCCCAATCTACAACAGATGCCAGCACGTGATCCTGAGATTAAGAAACTTATACGAGGGTTGTTCTTGCCCGAAGAGGGAGAGAAGTGGGGTAGCTTTGACTACTCGTCCCAGGAGCCACGGTTGTTGGTGCACTTTTGTGGATCTTTGCCAGACAAGTTTCGCCATCCCAAGATAGAGGGTGTTATACAAGAATACAACGAGGGTGACCCCGATTTCCACCAGATGGTGGCAGACATGGCCGACATAAGCCGTAAGGATGCCAAGACAGTCAACCTTGGAATTATGTATGGCATGGGTCAGAAAAAGCTAGCTGGCGTTCTAGGGGTCAGTATAGACGAAGCAAAGGAGCTTCTTGGACAGTACCATGTCAAGGTGCCTTTCGTTAAGGATATTGCCGATATCGCCATGAAACAAGGACAAAATGCCGGTCAGGTGAGAACTATACTTGGCAGGCGTTGTCGGTTTGATATGTGGGAGCCAAAGTCCTACCAATACAACAAGCCTATGAACTTTGATAACGCAATTAAAAACTATGGCGGTAAGGGTATGATTAGACGTGCCTTTACATACAAGGCATTAAACAGGTTGATACAAGGGTCAGCAGCTGACCAGACCAAGAAAGCCATGCTTGAATGCTACAAAGCTGGATATCAGCCACTGTTACAGGTGCATGACGAACTATGCTTTAGTATTAAAGAAGGTGAAGAAAAGGATATTGCCGAAATCATGGAGACTTGTGTGGATTTATTAGTTCCGTCCAAGGTTGATGTGGCTATAGCCGATAACTGGGGGGATGTAGATTAGAAATCGTTGCCAGTACGCATCATTTCACTAAGTCTTTCAGCCCGTTTGCCTACCTGACGAGCCCACTTGGAATCCAAAAGCTCATTTGCTGCTTGATCCCACATCTGTTGTTTCATGTACGAGATGGACTTCTTGAATCCAGAGAACCGTGGCATACCCAGATTAAACACAAGGTCACACAACACACGTTGCCGCACCTCATCAAGGTCTTTCCACCAGGGCATTACATTATCAAGTTCTCTGACAACGATGTCGATATCGTTACTTAACAGGTAGTCTATTTCATCATCTGAAAGACCACGATCACGTAGGTTACGTCCCACTCCAATGGTGGGTATCCCCTCGCTGTCATCATATACGGTTTTTTCAACTCCTTCATGGAGGCGAAGCTGGTCTATTAGTCTATCTCTATTCATCATTGCTGTCCAAAAGTGCCACGTGTAACAGGGTTAGGCACCAGTATAGGGTTGACATTAGTTCGTGTCGGTGGTGTTTGAATCGGAACCGGTGGTGGTGGGGGTGGTGGTATTCGGTTACGAGGACGCTCTATCGGAGCCGATTGTGCAGGAGAAGGTGTAACAAGTTCCCCAACACCTTCAAAAATTCTTCTTGGAATACTTTCAGGTTGCTTAAAAGCATCTTTATCAACTAAAGGTTTATCAACAAACTCTTGATATATTTTTTTAAGTCTATCAATGTCAGGGACAAAATTAATTTCGCCTTTTCGTAAAGCCTGATTTATTAGTTTATACTGTTGTGTTGATGATGCTGGTGTTGGTCTAAATCTGTTATCAACAAGGGCTCGATGAGAGGGAACTTTTGCATCTTTTAAAGTTCTTAGAATTGCAGATTTATCTACACCCCAAAGCAGTCCAGCCTGCACATCAGTTGCTAATTGTTTAGCAGATCTATATTGATTGTTTAAGGATCTCCTGTAATTAGCTTCTAGTCCTTCTTGAGTAAGTCCACTTCCTCCAGCTAACAGAGAAGAAGTCTTTTTCCCAGCCTGTTCTCTAAACTCGCTAGAAAACTCCCTGCCAGAAAAAGAAAGACCTCTTAACCAACTATATTTTTGTTGTTTAAGTCCTGACATAAGACCAAAAACTTGGTCAGCAAGCAATTCTTCCTTTCCAAATTTTCCTTTCGCCTTTTGTATAGCGCGGGTCATAGCACCAGGTTCAAGACCAATAGGAGGTGTGTTTTCGGGCACATAACCAGGTTTAGTAAAGAG